CATGCCTTGGGCAAAGATTTGGTCACACTCCTTCAAAGGACCTGGTGGTCAGTGGTACATCGAGAACTCTCTTACTACTATTGGTAAGGATGATCCTGTTGGAGAACTGAACAGAGAACTTTGGAACAGTGGTCGTGAACAGGACAAAGCAACTGCTAGAGTACAGAAGCGTAAGCTTTCTTACTACTCTAACATATATGTTGTGTCAGATCCTGCACATCCAGAGAATGAAGGAAGAGTATTCCTTTATAAGTATGGTAAGAAGATCTTTGACAAACTTGTTGAAGCAATGCAACCTGCATTTGCTGACGAGACACCACTAGACCCATTCAATTTCTGGAAGGGTGCTGATTTTAAAGTTAAGATCAGAAAGGTAGATGGATACTGGAACTATGATAAGTCAGAGTTCGCAGCACCTGCTATTCTAGGTGGATTTAGTGATGAAGAATTGGAAGGGATCTGGAAGAAGGGTTATTCCCTAGCAGAGTTTGAAGATGCTAAGAACTTTAAGAGTTATGAGCAACTAAAGGCAAGATTGAGTCTTGTTTTAGGTAAGTCTTCACCAAGACAAGCACCAGTTGCTGTTGATGAGAGTGAAGAAGAAGTAGTACCTGCTAATTGGGGTAAAGAAGTATCAGACTTTAGAGAGAAGGTAACAACTGCCTCTCCAAGTGCTGATAGTGAGGATACATTGTCATACTTTGCATCACTAGCAGAGGAGGACTGATTATAAACTGGCACAAGGAGGACTTAATATCCTCCTTTTGCTGTTATAATAATCATATTAACAGGAGAATTATGAAACTAGCACCATTATTATTGTTTCCATTTCTGATTGCTGGCAGTGCTCAAGCGTACGAGTCACAACCAGGCTGGTCTTCATCGAGAAAATGTATACGCAAAGAATATAGAGAAGAGTATGTTCCTGGCACAGCAAACAGTCCAGGATATGTTAAGTCATGGCATGATACTATTGAAGTACCATGTAGGCCATGGAGATCATCACCCCCTAGAGAAAGAGAACCAAGACCAATCTATCAAAGACCACCATCACCTGACGGTAATGAGTGTAGTGATGGAGCAGTTCTTGGTGGTATTTTAGGTGGAGGTGCTGCAGCAGCACTATCTCAAGGAGATGGACGTTGGTGGGCAATTCCTCTTGGAATAGTTGGTGGTAGTGTCATTGGATGTGACATTGATGGAGGGTAATCCATGACTGAAGAAGCTGTCAGGAAGATTTTACCTCATCTTTGTTACACAAAAGAGCAAGTAGATGTATTGATTGCTGATGCTTTACAAGAAGCTAGAAGGATAGATGAAGAGTCTATGCGTAAACATAACCGAGAAGCTACTATTATTAGTATGATTCTCGGTTTTACTTGTTTAGCATTGTTTTTAGATGGGACTCTAAGACTACTCGGTATCATCCCACCGTTTTTGGACATAGATATAAGTATAGTTGATAAGATTGCAGACAGAGTAGAGACTGAAATCCTTCCACTAATACAAAAGATACCGAGATTTTAAATGGATATTATTGATAACTTTCTACCTGAAAAAGAATTCAGGGGATTACAATCTTATATGATGAATAATGATTGCCCTTGGTTCTATCAGGAAGATGGTACTCTTAATCACTTGTTTTATTCTGCAAAGGGACAGTTACCAAGAGAAGATGAAGAGATTTGTGCAGCAACTGCAGTGATATTAGATCCTATTATGGTAAAGTTGAATGTCGTTCAACCATATAAAGTTGAAGCATATTTTAAGGGTGGTATCACAAATTATAATAAGGGTGTGAAGAGGGTTAAAGAAGTTGGTATGGTAAAGGATACTTATATAAGTGGGAGATCATCTATCAATACTAATAGTAATGATAAGGTTGCAGTGTTATTCGTTAACACTAATGATGGATACTTAGAGTTTGAAGATGGCAGTAAAGTTCCTAGTGTAGAGAATACAATAGTGGTGTTTGATTCTAATACTAAGTACAGGACAGTTGAAACTCCCGATGATTCAAGAAGAGTTGCAATAAACTTTGCTTATGAAGCACAAGAATTTAAAGTAATAAAAGTCAAAAAGGATTAAGCAAACCGAAAGATAGTATAAAGAAACCCCCCTTTTGTGTCGAATCCATTATAAAATACTGTGTAAGATTCAACACAATACAATGTCAGGAGATTTTTGGAGTCACAACGACCAACAACCGCCTTTGTGCGAGGCATCAAAAGCAATGGATGAGATTAAAGAATCTAGGTGGATTGATACCAATTACATACTAGAGATTGAAACTATGTTTGTTAACTCACGGTACAGAACAGGGAGTGCAATGCAAGAGTAGAAGGTCATATATTATTCAACTTTTTATTCCCATATAAGCGCAAAAAAAACTCGGCACATTTTTTCGTGTGTAGGGTTTTTTTTTTAATATGAAGAAGTTGCTGCCTCACCACCATCAAATGTTCTTGTTGTAGAAGATGATAAAGTTGTAGTAGTGGTGGTAGATGTATTAGTGGTAGTAGAACTTGTTGTCTGAGTTGTTGTTGCAGTTGTATCTTCAGCATCTTCAAGTCTTATTGTTGTACTTCCAGGTCCATTATCGTACGATACTATGGTTCCTAGTTGATTTAAAGAAATAGTCTCTGAACCAGCTACATAACCTCTGGTGTCTAAGAACCTTTGAGAAACATTGAGTAAAGTCTTCTTATTGTTGAAATCATCCAATTCACTATGATACTCATATGAAAGTAATTCGTCAATTTCACTCAACATTTTGTTTACTAGTTCTACAGTCGGAATCTTTATAAATCGTTTTTTATCATTTAAGAAACTTTCGTGTTCATAGTTACTTACAGGGTATATTGACAGTTCCTTTGATTTTATTGTTCCATCTGGCATTCTTGCTCTAAAACTTTCATTTACTTCTATACCTTTCTCAAAAATTACAATATCTTCTTGTCCAGGAACTTCCCATATTACTTTTTGTGTTTCGTAGTGATGAATATCATCAAATGTACCATATTTCTCTAAAACGTATTTTGTTAAATCTTCTTCTTTTTTAGGCCATTGTTCGTAAATATCAGTTATATTGTTTAAAATTAGAATTAACCAATCTAAACCTTCGTCACCTGTTACTCTTTTAGCAACTTCAAATGGTTTAAGACCATCTGGTAGAGTTTGTACCTCAAACATGGTAATGTATTTGTCTAAATCATCTCTAACAGAGATTCTTCGGAATAGGTTTTTTACTAATTGGTAATTAAATGATTCGTCATCATCAATTCCTTTTCCAATATAGCAATCTGGTAAATGTGTGAAATATGCCATTAGTATCCTCTGGTTACGTCGTCGCCAGTTAGAAGTTTTACTTCAGTAAATTGTAGTGTTAGAATGACTGCTGGTACTGACATGTTTCTTATGGATGGATCTGCACTCATTGCATCAGGTTCAGCTCCAATTCTTTTTAATGCATTATACTGATTATCAGGAGTGTAGTTAACTCCAATAGCAGTACAAACAGAAGGCATTATTTTAAAGTGTAAATTTGGTGTTATTTGTGGTACATCTGAGTTTGCTTCATCTGCTGCTAAACGTACAAATTCTATTTCAAATTTATTTGGAACTTTAAAGAATCTTTGACTTTTGGCATTTTGACCAACTTGAGTGTTCCACAGCTCAGTATTGTCTTTAAGTGCATTCCAATCACCAATAAGTTCTCCCCAACTTTTATCATCATCTCCTTTCTTATCATTATATCTACCTTCAGCACCGTCTGCTGCTTTGTTTAAAAGATCACCACTTTGGAAGGTTGGGTGAGTACCTCTTTTGAAGTAATGTATTATTTCTTCTATTGTTTGACCTTCTTTTTGATTTCTCGCAAACATTTTAAAGTTAAAATTATGCGATCTAAATGACATATTACTGAATATTTGTTCACTGTATGGGTTAAATATTCTTCCTTTAGTTAATGCTTGTAATTCGTTAGCACCTATGTTTCCTGCTAAACCTAATGCACCACTAATACCAGTAGCTGCACCTGCAACTGCACTGTTTAGAAATTCTGGAGAAGCACCTGCAGCTGCTGCTTGAAGAGCATCAGTAAGTTTATCCATATCACCAAATGCTTCAGTTCCACCTGCTGCACCTAGCATTGCACCACCAATACCAAGATCTACTTTTCTATATGATGCATTATATGAAGTCTGTACATTTGGTGGCATATTAATATAAACTGCATCAGGACCACCTACATATACCTTTGTTGCATTATTTTGACCTAATGTTTCCGAAGAAAATGATACACCATCACCAAATCTCATAAAGTATTGACGGAAACGTACATAGTCAATAGCCTCTGTTCCACCCCAAGAATCTGGGTTATCATTACTTCCTGGAACAGGAGCTTGTAGTGGATATCTGTATACTGTCAATTTCTTGCCTAAATATAACGTGACCTCTTTATATTTATGCGTTATAAGCAGGGAAAGTACTTTCCTAGTAAACCTCGGAAGTACAAAGGCGATTATCGAAATATATTTTACCGTTCAGGCTGGGAACTCAAATTTATGAGATTTTGTGATAGTAATTCCAGTATTACTGAATGGGGGAGTGAAGAAGTTAAGATTCCTTATATTTCACCTGTTGATAATAAATGGCATACTTATTACCCAGATTTTTATTTAAAAACTAACGGTAAAAAGTATATAGTTGAAGTTAAACCCTTTAAACAGACAAAAGAACCTAAAAAACAAAGAAAGGCGACTAAAGGATATATTACTGAGGTTTTGACTTGGGGAGTAAACCAAGCAAAGTGGAAATATGCTACAGAGTATTGTAAAGATCACAATATGGAATTTATGTTAATCACTGAGAAGGAGCTTAAACCATAATGACATGGCCTAGAACAGCAACTGATACATCTACTGGTGCTATTAGAAAGCATCAAATGGATGGATATACTCCTGTCCCTCAAGAAGAAACTGCACAATATCCTTCTTTACAGGAGTTTATGTCCTTTTCTTTAAAGAATAAGGACTATACACCAAGTTTTACTAACCTATTCTCATTTCATATTGCAACACCACCTATTTTAAAGAATAGGATTGGGATTACAATTGGTCATGATAATACTTTGGGACAAAGGGGGTCTAATTTAGTATCTGATTTAGGAAAACTTAAAAACTCTCTTAATTATTATTGTCAAACAGTTACTGTACCTAGTAAACAAACTACAACTGGTGGAATTGTTAATGTTGGTTCTGCATACAAATATGCTACAGGCACTGCATATAGTCAGATAAGTGCAACGTTTATTATACCCAGAAATCAACATTCAAGGAATTTCTTTGAGAGATGGATGGATTTAACCTCAAGAGATTCAAATCAATATAGTGAATATTATGATTTTTATTGTTCTCCTAGAATATCGATTTATAAATGGGAAAAGAGACCAGGAGCAGCAATTTCAGGAAGTAATTTAGCAGAAATTGCTGATGGCACTGATTTATCCCAAATAAGCGATTTAAATGCAAAGTATGATATAACAGGTAAATGGGAATTGTGGAATGCATTTCCATATAACCTTGGATCTGTTCAACTTAATAATGATAGAGCTAGGTTAATGACTCTAACAATTGGATTTTATTACGAGAGATATAGATTCTTTCCTAAAGATGCTTGGTTTGTTGATGAAGTTGGTCCTATGAAAGATATTGCAATTCCTAGAGATAATCAAGTTGATGCTACTAGAGATGCTAAAAGACTACAACATTTAGTTAAAGCTACTACAGCTCAAATAGTTATAAATTAGGCATATAAATAATTTTACTGAATTGAACTTTATATGGCATTACCTAAGTTAAATGTACCTAAGTACAAATTGAAACTACCGTCTGATGGTAGAACTGTGAATTATAGACCATTCCTTGTTAAAGAGGAGAAATTACTTCTTTTGGCAACTGAAACAGGTAATCAGGCTGATATAGTAACTGCGATTAAAACTATTATCACGGAATGTACAGATATACATGATGTTGAAGAATTACCTACTTTTGATATTGAGTTTGTATTCCTACAAATTCGTACCAAGTCAGTTGGTGAATCTGTTGACGTATCTGTTATGTGTCCTGATGATAATGAAACTGAAGTGGAGGTTAAGATTCCTTTAGCCGACATTAAAGTCATTAAAACAAAGGGACATAAGACTGATATTAAATTGAGTCCAGAGATCATTTTAACTATGGGTTATCCTAGTTTGGATAGTTTTGTTGAAATGAATTTTACTGGAAATGATACACCTGGTGTTGATCAGATTTTTTCAATGGCTGCAGGATGTGTTAAGCAGATTTCAGATGCCGAAGAGGTATATGAAGCTTCTGATACTCCTAGAGAAGAATTGATTGAATTCTTTGATCAATTGAGTAGTAAACAATTTATGATGATTCAAGACTTTTTTGAAACTATGCCTAAGTTATCTCATACTGTTAAGGTAACTAATCCTAAGACTAAAGTTGAGAGTGATGTTGTACTTGAAGGATTAGCAGCTTTTTTCGGATAGCTCTTCTCCACCAAAGTTTGCAGAGTTATTATGAAGTCAATTTTTCGTTAATGCACCACCATAAGTGGCCAATTGAATTTATTGATAATTTAATACCGTTTGAAAAGGAGATTTATATGAATCTCTTGGTGGCATTTTTAAAGGAAGAAGAGCGAAGAATGAAAGCTCAACAAGCAGCTGAAGCACGTGGAGGTTAATGGCTAAACTCTCGACTTACAAGTTTATTAATCCTGGAAGTTCGGGGAAAACCACTCCAGCAATTCGTGCTGTCAGAAAAGGTATATTAGCTAAGAATAGAATAGGATCTACAATATCAGGTCTTAGTCTAGTTGTTGCTGATATGCGAGATATTGCATGGGCTAATGTTAAGCTTGATGTAATAGAATCAAAGTTATTAAGAAGGAAGGCACAAAGGCAAGCAGACCAAGATGCTGAAGATAAGACAGAAAATAATAAGATAGTTGGTAGGAAGTTAACAACTAAGAGGAAACCGACTACCAAAGAGAAGAAGAAATTTGGTGATATCTTTGGATGGATGGGGAACGTTTGGGGTCCTATTGCCAGATTTATAGTAAGCCTTCTTAAATTTTATGTTGTAAAGGATCTCCTTGCCTGGGTAGGCGATCCTGCTAATAGGGAAAAATTAAAAGAGTTTGTAAGAAAGTCTGTATTTGTTATTAAGAAGTTATACAACTTCGGTAAGTGGTTGATAATGGATAATATCCTTACACCAATGTCTGAGTTGCTTGGTGGTGAGGATGAAGATGGAAATAAGGTAGGATTTTTAGGACAAGTAAAGAATCTTGGTAAGGTTCTTTTTGGTTTTATTAGTTTACGGTGGCTTCTTAATCCCTTTGCTTTAATTGGGGATATTTTAGGTCTATTAGACTTTATAATGAACTGGGAGGTTCCTCGATTTAATAATCGTGGAAGATTACGAAAACCACCTAAAAAGCCTCGGAAACCTCGAAGATTACCTTGGTGGCAGAAGAATACTAAATCTTTAGATAGGATGAATAAGTCCTATAAGAGATTTATTCAAGGTACTTCAAATTTTGGTGATAGATTAAGATTAATCCGTAGAGGTCAGATAGGGATTCAGGGTTTATTTAATAAAGGTGGGTTTAAAGATGGTAAGTTAAAAGGTCAAAAGTGGAAACTAAAGAATCCTTTTAAGGATCTTAGACTTGGCGAGAAATTTTCTAATGTCACAGGTGTTGTTAGGAAAAATGCTACTAAGGTTGGTAATAATGTACAAAATTGGTTTAAAGGATTAGAACTTGGTAAAAAAGGTACTAGTGTATTAGATGGTTTAAAGTCATTACCTGGAAAGATTGGTGGTAAGATTCGAGAGATTGATGGAGGAAGGACAAAGAAAGCACTAGACGCAACAAAAGAATTTCTTGCTAATATTGGTCCTGCTGCTAAAAAGAATTTTAAAAAGTATAGAAATATAGCAGGTAATATAGCAGGTGGTGTAGGAAGATTTACATCAAAATGGGCAAAGAGAGCTTGGAATCTTCCTGGTAATATTGAGAAAGGAATACAGAATAGGATATTAAAACCAATATGGGAATTTGTTCAACCATATGTTGATACATTTTTGAAGAAAGGGCAAGAGATTTTAGGTGCTATTAATAAGATTCCAATTATTAATAAGATAACAAAAGCACTTCAAAAGAGAGGTATAACTTGGGGTGCTATTGGCAAGAAGGGAGCACAGTGGGGTAAAAGAGCTGGAGCAGCAATACCACTTATAGGTGGATTAGTTAACTATTATTTTGCTGGACAATCATTCAAATATGGTGATAATATTGCTGGTGTCTTAGAAACGATTGCTGGTACTTTGGATATGGCTGGTGGTATCAGCACATTAACTGGTGTTGGTGCAACATGGGGTGTCCCTATGATGGTTGCTGGAACTACTATTGATGCTTATCTACTTGCTCGTATTATACCTGGAGTTGGTGAAGCAATAATGCAATGGGAAGAGGATGGTGGTTTACTTAAACTTATTCCTGGTTTAGTTGAAGCAACTAATATGATTGCTAATAAATTTGGTGGTCAAGAGGCTCAAGATAAGTTGAAAGAAGCTACTAAGATAATGGATGGTAAAGGTGATGGTAAAGTTGATAAAACTATAAAATCAGACTTATCAACAATCACCTTTGATGGAAAGACATATTCTAAAGGACTTTCAGGCCCTATGGAAACGTTTGGTGGTAAAGGTGGTAGTACATATGAGGATGAAGATACTAAGCAGAAGAAGAAACCGTGGTGGAAATTCTGGGGTGGTAAGAAAAAGACAGAAAATGCTCGTAAAAAGAATTTCGAGAAAGAGTTAAACAAAAATTTAGGAGTAACGAAGAAGAAAGAGAATAAGCAGGGTAAGAAAGCATGGTGGGACTTCATGGGGGTCTTTACTGGTAAGAAATCATCTGACTCAGAACCTGGTAAGTTACCTCAAGCATGGGGATTTTTGAAGAAGGTATGGAATGTTGTTAAATCTCCTTTTGAATGGGCATATAATACAGTTGTTAAACCTGTTGTTGATTTTGCTGGTAATATTATTGGTGATCTTGGTGAAATTGCTAGTAATGTCCTGAATAGTGAGTTGGGTCAGATATTATCAATTGCTTTACCTATTATATTTCCACAATATGCATGGATTGAAAAGGTTATAACAGGAATGAGAGCATTTAGTGCTCTGTCCCAAGGTAATCCAATGGCTGCTGTTATGAGTCTTTGGAATACTGGTGCTAATATATTCCCTGAGACATTTGCTAAATGGGAGACTGGTATAGGTAATTTCTTCTCTAATAATTTTGGAAAACCGTTTGGTAAGCTTTGGTCTAAAGGTCAGGAAATGTATGAAGGATTTATGGATAGTAAGATTGGTAAGATATCTTCTGCTTTAATACAGGGTAACTATGGTGCTGCTTTAGGTGCAGCAGTTGATGGCACTAAGTTTGGGGATCAATTGTCTGCATTTGGGTCATCAGTTGAGAATATGGGATTGGGTGGAATTCTTAATTCAATTCCTGGTGTTGGTTCTGCTATACAGAATATACCAGGAATTGCAAGTATGCCAGGAATGGGTGCATTAATTACTGGTGATTTTTCACCATCTAGCTTTATAAGTGGAATGGCAGATAAAGCTGGTATGGGTGGAGTATACAGGGCAATGATGGGTATGGCTGAGAGTGGTGATTTAGGAACAGGTCTTAGAGAATTAGCACCAGAATTAGGTGTTGATAAGAGAGTTCTTGGTGTTGTTGATAATGCTAATGAAATCTTTAGAGATGGTAAGTTTGATTCTGAATATGCATTACAGACTGCTATTGAGATGGTTGCTATTCCTATTATTATGGAGAAGATTGAGGCAGTTCCAGTCCCAGTAGACACATCCTCTGGTGTTGGTGAGCAATTGTCCTCAATGAGTGGTGTCAAAGGTTTGTTAAATAGAATGGGAGGTGCTGGCTGGTAAATGGCAATACAAAAGAATAGAAAAATTAACATGTACAAGTTTGTCGATACTGGTAAGGAATCGTCAGGCGGACCTAAGCGTGGAAAAGATAAGGAACTTGTTCGTGTTGTTAATTTAAATACTAATTGCCTTAATAATATTGGTGGTGTACTTAATGGTATAGTAGGCACTGTTCAGGAACTTAAAGCTATTGAAGTTGATCTTTTAGAGAATAGAAGAAAGAGATTAAAGCAAATTGATACAGCACCAACACCATCAGGAACACCTAAAGCTACACAATCATTTTTAAAGAAATTTAGTAACTTAAAAACTCCTGGATTCTTAGAAAGTATAATGAAGTTTTTGAGTAGTGTATTCAAATTAATGGTAGTAATGCCAATTTTGAAGTGGTTGTCTGATCCAAAAAATAAGAAGAAGATTAAAGCAACTCTTATAAAGCTGCATACGATTTTTAAAGCAATTGCTGAGTTTATTAGTAGTCAAGTTGTTGGAATGGTTGATGACTTGTATGATCTTCTTAGAGATGATAGTGATCCTTGGACAAAAATAAAATCGTTTACTAAAATTTGGCTTAGGTTTGCTGGAGCATTCTTAGCAATTAGGTATCTTACTCAACCTTGGAAGATAATTAGCGATGTTAGAAAAGTTTTCATGCTTTTCGATAGAAGGGGTAGAACTGTTAAGAGACAATTATTAAGAAGGAAAGGTCGTCTTATGATGACTGGTGGTAGAGCTAGGAAATGGTTCCTTGGTGGATTTATTGGTGGTGCTGCTTTATGGGCTGCGATGGAATTTTTATTCCCTCAAAAAACTGCTGATGGTACTATTGAAGGTCAGATGGATAAGGAAGGTAAACTTCCTGGTGATAAAGGTTATGATGAATCAACTGCTGGTTTCTTTAAAAAAGATGGTGATGGTGATGCTGAGAAAGAATTAAATAGGGCTGCTGATAGATCTAAATCGATAACGGATTATGGTGAGGATCTTACTAATGATGGTAATTATACTAAGATTAATGTTGGTGAATATGAGGATGGAGATGGAATACCATTAAAGAAACAAGATCAATTACCAGATAAGCAGAAAGAAAAAGCCGATCAAATGAATAAGAAGAATTGGTGGCAAAAGCTTACCGATCTTCCTGGTAATATTACCAAGTCTATGGATGATAGTAAGGATAAGAATGATAATATCCTTGCTGATATGTTGGGTATAACTGCTGCTAAGAAGAAAGCTGACGATACTCTTGGAGAGATGAGTCGTAAGATGCAGTCGGATCTTGAGGGTAAAGAAGGTGATAAGGTTGGTGCTATTACATCAATACTTAATGCTCTTGTTCCTGGTCAGATGAATAAGGTAAGGGAAGTTACTAATAAAGGTGTAGATGCTCTTAATAGTGTTCAAAGTAAATTTGAAGATATGAAACCCAAGAGTAGTTTTTGGGATGATCTTAAGACTGGTTGGGGATTGTTTGGAGGTAAGAAAAATAGGATGCTTGGTGGTGATGTAAACCCAATGGGAAGTGGTATAATATCAGGACCGAATAGTGGATTTCCTGTATCTATGCATCCTGCACTACCACCATCATTTATAGGTCATGGAACTGAATACGTTGCGACAAAAGGAGATGGAAGTGGATTTGTAATTCCATTGGATAATTTTGCTACAAGAAGAGATCCTGGTCTTGTTTCTAGATCAATACACAGAGCAAAACAATTAGGATTCAATCTTTCTGAACTTGGATTAAAGAAGTTTGAACATGGTGGTGGATTTGAACGTGGTGGTGGATTTGGACCAGCATTATATCATCCTACAAATAATAAAATAAATTCATTTAGGGGTATTAGTGATAAAGCTTTAACTACTCAGTTTGGATCTAAACTAGGTAAAGATTGGAAGAAGAAAGGAGTTAAGGGTAGTGGTGATGACTTATTCCAAAAGTTAGTTCTTGCTGAAGCTAAAGGAGAAGGAATGGCAGGAATGGCATTGGTAGCAAGAAGTGTATTGAATAGAAAGAATATTATTGATGAGACAGGTAATCCAGGAACATTTATGTCTAAGAGTGGATCTCTTAAAGATATTATTAGTGCTCCTGGTCAATATAGTCCTATGACTGATGGTAGTATTGGTAGGAAATATACTGGAGCTGAATTAGAAGTTGCTTCTAGAGCAATTGAAATTGCAAAGAGTCATAGTAGGTTGAAGGGTTTACTTGCAAATCAAGTTGAGGATCCTCAGCAGATTGCAAAACTTATGTCTGCAACAGGATTCCGTAATTATTCGAGTGCATTCTATGATAAATCACAGGATGTTAATGAAGTTAAATTTGGAAATCATACTTTCAATACTGCTGGTAACAAGGAAATGAAGTTTGGTCTTCATGGTGATACCAAACATAATAAGTTAATGGATAGGTTGTTAAATCCAGATGGGTTAAATCAAAAGGATAAGAAAGAATTGGGAAGAGCAGGTTCTGCTTATACTAAGAAGACAGGACAGACAGGTGCTTCAGTATTTGGGGGTATGTTTGGTGGTGCAAAAGATATGATGGGTGGTCAAAGTGGAGAATCTGGCGGTATATTTAGTATGTTGACCAATGTATTTGGTGCTAGTAGTGATGGTAAAAAGAAAGGTAAAAAGGCAGGTGCAAGTAATGTTAATAAATCAAAGAGTAAAAAGAATGATGAGATGAAGATACAGAGGGCAACAGATGAAAGAAATAAAGCAAGAAAAGAGATTAATGCTAGAACTACAGGTATAGTTGCTGCTACAACTGCAGCAGTCGATCAATCCAATCGTCAAACTAGACAATATATTAGTGCAGCAAATCAGTCAATATCACAGATACTGACTAATTCCAAGGGTGTTGCTCCTGGACAAGCTAGCTCTGCACCAGGACCAGGTGGTGTTTTTGGTGCATTACTGAAAACTACTGCTGCCGTCTTAAATTCATTTAATAATCCTTTGAGATAAGTTATGCCAATAGCAAGACAGACCCCAGGTGAAGTAGAAATTGAATTTAGTATCTATCGTGGTGGTAAACGAATAGAGACTGATGATGGAAAGTATGATTTAACAGAATACTTAGCTGGATGGGAAGTGTATGAATCTATTAGTTCTGCAACTATGGAAGCTAAGTTTATTATTGAAGACCAAGGTGGATTGTTACAATCTCTTACAGGAACAGAGGAGTTTAGGTTATTAGTTAAAACTGGACAACAGGATAGAACTTATTACTTTAGGTCATATCAAATAGAATCTCGTGTAAGATCTGGACAATCTACTGACTTTTTTCAGGTCAATGCTTGTTCTAGTGAGTTTGTTAAAAATGAAGTAAGTAATATATTTGGATCTAGTGAAAAGGTATTTGATAAAAAGGTTAGGGCAGAAGAGATTATTAAAAAATTACTTAAGGATAAAAAATATTTAAATTCTGGTAAATCTATGTTTTTAGAGGATACTCTTAACAAACATACATTTGTTGCTCCTAATTGGAGAGTTCTTGATGTAATTTATTGGATATGTCAAAGAAGTATACGTAAAAATCCTAAAGGTGGTACATTACAGAATGGATTTACATTTTTTGAGAATGCAATGGGTTATAATTTTAAATCTATTGATAAAATGATTGAGGATATTAATGACAATAATGAAGGTGATGGTGATACGGATTTGAAGAAAGGTATTGGGAAAATGTATCAATATACCTATACTCCTAAGAATATGAGGGATGCAACTGGTGATGATTCATATTTGATTGATACTATTGTTTTTCCTGATGAGAAGAGTTATTTAATGGGATTAAGACACGGTACTTGGTCTGGTTATAGTGTTGGTTTTGATCCAGTTTCTATATTAAGATCACGTTGGGGTGTTAGTACTGATATGAAGAGTAAGGAATATAGGTATGGAGTTAAGAAATTATGGAGAAAGATGGCTCATATAGGTAAGAGTAATGCGGTTAATCCTATTTCTGGTATGGATCCAGAAATCAGAAACATTGTTGACTTTCCTAAGAGAGTTCGTTATACTATGCTTCCAAACCAAATTTTCGATCCTAAGTACAAAAACAATCCACAAAAGAATTATCAGGAATTAGTTGAATTGCAAGCATATCAATGGATGAGAATAGAAACACTCAAGAATCTTAGAATGCAAATCACTATACCTGGTAATTTAGATTTATATTGTGGTAGTGGTATAGATTTAAAGATACCTTCTACTAAATTGACAGGATCCAGACCTCAATTGGATACCAAATATAGTGGTAAATGGGTAATTGCTGGAGTTCAACACTCTGGTACTGCTCAAAGTATTAAAATGAACACAGACCTGTTTTTGTGTAGAGACTCGATTAACAAAAGATAAATAGTATTGTTACCTATTAGTAACGGAGACAAAAAATTATGAAAACTATTGAACAACACATTCAAGCAGATAGAGATATCCTTGACAATCCAACAATTAGTCCTGCAGCTCGTAGGCATGTTGCAGAGGAGTTACATGAGTTAGAAGTTTATCGTGAGCACCATATTGAAGAGATTAATAATGGTGATCATCATGATCCTAATACCATTGAACTATTCTGTGAAATGCATCCTGATGAGCCAGAGTGCTTAGTGTATGACGATTAATGAGAGATTTTTTATCATGTTTACTTGGAACTTGGTCTAATAAGATACAAGCACAATCTAGTCCTTTACTTTACAAACAAGTATTTGTAAGGTGGGAAGATGACGGAGAATTTATACATTCCGTTCATTGGGGAAGGAAAGACGAACTTAATCCATATTTAAAAACTAATAAAAAACTAAAAGTACTATCCGATACTGAAGTTATACTTGAGCATTGGGGTGGTACTTATAGTGGCTTGACACGCAATGAAGATTGTGATATGCTTATGAAATATGATGGAACTTCATGGATGGGTAAATTTGATACCAGCATGGAAGAGCAAGGTGAAACAGTTACTGGTCATGCAGAACTTAGTCTGTATGGCCATAAACTTTTTATGAGGGATAGGTTTTTAGATTCTAAAGGTAGAATTATTTGGGGAGCAGATGAGATATACAGATATAATAGAGTATGATACAACAAGTATTCCCTCAAAATTTTTATGGGTTGATTACTCCACCTAATAAAAATGAAGTATTAGAACATATTCAAGATGTACATTTAACCGAAGATCAGAATTTTGGTTGGGGTAGTAAATGTATAGTTAAAAGAGAACGGATAGATGGTATAGAGTTATTTCATTTACTTAAACCATCTTTTGAAAAATTTATTTCTGAACTTGGAATAACCTGTGGTCTTCGTATACAAGACTCTTGGAGAAATACATATGTTAAGGGATATTTTCAAGAGATACATGATCATCTTCCTGCAGATTTATCTGCAGTTCTTTTTACTAATGATCATGAAGAAGGATCTGGTGAATTTTATTTCTATAATAGGAATAGTTCAGAATTAACTCCTAATTGGTATCTCAATATACTAAGAGATCCTTCTTACCATCATGTGAAATATAAAAAGGGTGATATAATATTTTTCCCTTCTCATATGTTGCATGGAGTAACACCTTATATGTCAGATACTAAGAGAATTACCTTTGCTCTTAACTTTGAAATTGTATTTGATTTTGATATGAATCATAGATCACCTCAATACCAATAAATATATAAAAACCCTGTAAGTTATGGCTGGACAAGAAGCTACCTCAATTGATGGAATTATCAATGAACCGAGTGTAAATTTCGTTGGTAAAGACGGTTTTTTCTGGTGGGTAGGAGAAGTAGAAGATAATGAAGATCCAATGGAATTGGGTAGAGTTAAGGTTAGAGTCCTTGGTTATTATACAAATATTCGTGGTGGTACTACAGCAGATTTAAAAACAGATCATTTACCTTGGGCTACTGTATTACAACATACATCTCAACCAGGTAACGATGGGCAAGGTGAATCATCTGGACAGTTGCAACCTGGCGCAATTGTTATGGGATTCTTTATGGATGGTGAGAATGCCCAAATGCCATTAGTGATGGGAGTTCTTAGATTAAATAAATCAACAGGTACTAGGTCTAAAAAAGAATTTGCTTTCACAGGAGAACCAATGAAAGCAACCAATACTGGAACTATTAATCCTGCATCAAAAAGACCAGGAGATCCTAATGGTATTGGATCTGATAATTTTAGGAGACCAGGAACACAGAATAATAGTGTTTCTACTGTTGCTGCAACAAAAACTACTGAAGCTGGTGGAACAGGATCACCTAGTAATATAGGGACAACTCCTGGTATTAATGGTAGTAGTGGTAATCCTATGAAACCAACAATGCCTAGTAAACCTATTCCTGCAGGACAAGGAGTTGGTGGTCCTTGGAAGAGTGTTGATTATCAATTATCATATCTTGTGGAAGATATTGCTGACACTGCTGCATTATTAGTTAAGACTGAAAACGATGGTGAGTTCTTCAATGTTATTACAGGTAAAGTTGTAAATGCAAAGGAACTTACATCTAAACTCCAGAATTTTTTAGGTGCGGTATTTACTCAAGCAATTAGTGCTATGAGAGCATCAACAGCAAACCTTGTTGAAGGATTGGATACTGAAAGTTTGCAAGAGAAATCTACTGGTGTTCCTTACACTATTCTCACAGAAGTTCAGGAGAAAATTACCGAATTACTATCTGCATTATGTATTGTTGATAACCAATTAACTACCTTTGTATCAAGTCCATTAAGTTCTTTAACAAGTAAATTGGATTCATTTTTAAATGGTGCTATAGATAAGGTTACATTTGTACAGCAAGGTATTGAAGAGGTTACTGATAAAATTTTCTGTAATATTCAAGGAGTATTAGATTCATTATTACAGGTTATTGGTCAAGTTACATCTGCTTTAGATTCTCTTGAAGATGCTAAAGAAATGATGGATGCTTGGAAGGGTGGAGAAAAGATTTTTTCTGATGCTACAAACTTATTTGAGATGGAAGAAATATCTTTATCTGGTTTGTTTTCATTCTTTATGAACTTGATGGGTGGTGGTAATTGTGAGAGAAAACCTAAAGGTGGTGAAGATGATGTTGGTTGGTTCCCTTTACTTGGTGTAACACATTGTACTCCAGAAGAATTTGAAGATATTAATAAGTTTAAAGGTGATAGTAGAGGTAAGTGTGGAGAGAAAGGTGGAGGAGGAGGTGTATTCGACTCTATATTTGAAGAGGCAGATCAATATTTAACAACTGCTAAGACTTGGGTTAATGGTGCTTATGATTTATACATTGGAACTCCTGGTCGTCAAGCTACTCAACAGAAGAGAGAGAATGGAACTACTTGGACATCTGTTAACATAAACAATGCTCAACACCAAGAGTGGATGGCTAAAAGACAAATTAAGGAAGAAAATCCAGATTTGACTGAGGAAGAAGTTGATAAGTTAGCAAAGGCTGCTGCTAAGAAAGCAAGTGGTAAAAATTCTGGTGAGACAAGTAACTTACAGGCAGATCATGTCAATTATGCTGGTACTTTTACACAAGAAGTTAATGGTGATGACTGTAAAATTGTTAAAGAAGATAAGTGTTTAACTGTTGAAGGTGACTATAGATTAAAGGTGACTGGTGATCTTCATTTTGAAATTGGTGGTGGATATTTCTTTAATGCTCAAGGAGCTCCTAAACAAGTAGATAAGAAAGGTAATAAGATTAGTGATGAAGTTCAAAAGCATGTTATAGCATTTGGTAGTGATGTTGATTGGGCGTTTAATGGATCTAAATATGAGATTCAAGCATCAGAAATTAAGTTAGCAGGTCAAAAGGTATCTATTACTGGTAAAGAGTGGGATAATGGGTGTAAGGTTCAAAAAAATTCTGCTGTAGAAATGGCGTTAACTGCTGATAATAGTATTAATGTTATAACAACTCATTTATATCGTCAGATTAATGAACCAGAAAAGGAAAAGGGTGCTATAGAAAAGGCTGGAATTACTACTGCATGTGCAGGATCCTATGAAATGACTATGATAACACCGAAAAAAGCAGAGAACGATACTCCACCAAGATATATTATTGACAATAAAGAAGGACCATGTACAATGGACTTTGGTGATAGTGGAATGACTATCAAGATTGCTGATGAAGGTGCTTATTTGTTAGAAGTTGAAGGTGGTCCTATGACTATGGAGTGTGAAAAGAATGCTACAATTACTTCTGGTAAGGATATGACTATAGAAGCCGAAGAAACCATGAAGTTAATTGCAAAAGAGATTCATTTGAACTAATCTATGCTATAATATTATTATGGATGAACTACGACAGCAACAACTAATAGAACTCAAGGAAATTCTTGAGGATACTGTTCAGTATTTTTGTGATGAGAATATGGTCTCTGGTGAGACTGCATGGAACATGGTTGGTGCTTTATCTGATGCAAAATTAAACGTGGAATTTACTAATGACTGACATTCAAGATGTAACAGAAGAAGAGGCGGTTAGTAACCTGCCTTTTCTTTTAAGTATGACACAGAGAAATAGAACTGTTTGGCGTATACGTAGAGAAGATGGTAGTTGCTGCTTACTATCTCCTGTAATACAGTCTGGTCCTCCTGTAGATCAAGAGGTTATTGATCAGGTTGAAGAATTTAAAAAAGAACTTCTTGACACTACTAGCTAAATAACGTATACTGGTTGAGCAGTGGGGCAGACCGATGAGACTCAAAAGCCATGAAACTCCTAGAAAGCAAGGACGGAATATCAAATCTCGTGCTGCTTCTGCCCGATTGCGTCAACTTAAAAAAAGAACTAAAACACTATTGAAGAGATTACATAATGTTTCATCTGTTTCCTAGTCTAATACATGAGATACCATTGTATGAGTATGGAGAGAATAGGGATAATGTAATAGATTATGTTTATAGTGAGAGAAAAAATAATCCAAATGGAGAAGTATATAGAACTAATAGGGGTGGTTGGCAGTCAAACGATGGGTATTACTTAGAATCTAATCCAGTAAGAGATTTAGTTTTAAATAGTTTAGGGAATTATTTCAATACCAATTCTATTATAAAACCAGGAGTTAACATATATTTGTCTGCATGTTGGATTAATATTAATAAGAAAGGTGATTTTAATGTTCAGCATGATCATCCTGGGTGTCATATGTCAGGTGTGATGTATTTGAAAATACCAGAAAATAAAAAAGATACTAAAGTTGCTGGTGTCAATTCTATAGATGGATATGCTGATGCTATAGGAGATCCTGTTGGTGGAGAAATTTGTTTTGCCAATAACAATTCTTTTGGTTCATGGAAAGAATTATTTTATTATACTGATGAATTTAAAGAGAAAAATTCACAATTTGGTGCATATTATATTGAACCAAAAGAAGGGGTAATGTTATTTTTTCCTGCAAATCTTAGACATCATGTAGAACCCAGTAAGTCAGATGAGGATAGGATTTCTGTATCATTTAATGCAGATTTAGTACCTGATCCTGATGCGTCTGCATCTCATCATCAATACACTAAATAGCTAAAATACCTAGAATACAATGAAATATGACTTCGGACAGACAAGCGGCTAAAAAATTATTAAAGCTTGCCAAAGAACATCCAGACTGGTATACTAAGAAAGATGTTTTCTACGCAAAACAAGTTAAGAAATTAACTAAAAAGAAAAAAACAACTGATTAATTATTATGGCATTATCGGCACAAGTAGAAACTGCTTTAAATGAAGCACAAGATAAACTGAGAGAAGCACTAGCTTTTGCAGCAAGGAGTGAAAAACCTTATATCAGCAAGCATATCTCTGATATGATGATGAAAATTGATTGTTTATGTGAAGTATCTACTTTAATCGATATGGTGGAATCTAATATTGATGATTAATGGCATGGATACAGAGAAATTGGAGCAAGCGTGAGGTTATGGATTTTCATCAACCAGTAAAACGACCTACTAAAAGTTCTGCATTATATCATCTCTTTCCAACACCAATGTATGCTGCAATGGTGGATAATTTTGATGAGATACAGTCAGAGTGTGGTAGGGCAATAGAAAATTCTAATTTTGATTATAATCCCAATTTTGGTATGACACATAAACTGTCAGCACCAAATTTTAAGACTAATATATTACTTGATAATAAGATGACCGCATTTATGGATATGATTTCATTCCATGTGGAACAGTTTTTACAAGCAATAGAATTCAGAGAAAGTGGTTATTATGATCCAAATGATCCATTAACTTATAAAATAGTTAGTTCATGGATGACTAAGTTTGATTATCGAGATTATGCACATATTCATAATCATGGACATTGTGATATATCTGGTGTATACTATTACAAAGTAGGTGATCCTGGTACTGGTGATTTGTTTTTTCAAGCACCATGTCCTTCTATGGTTACTTCTTTTACTTATAATCATTATGCATATAAGCAATGTCAGATACCTCAAGAGGGTAAGTTGCTTTTATTTCCAGCATTTTTAGATCATGGTGTATCTACTAATGAAAGTCATAATGATAGAATGAGCTTGTCCTTTAACATACTCTTTGATAACCGATGATAGATAACGAATCAGATTTAATAGCAGAATTATTGACAATTACTGCTGAACTTAACGGTACAATGAATAGATCTACTACATATTCTAGCAGTGGAAGATCTTCCAAAAAAATTGTAATAGAGTACGACATTAAGGAGAAAAAAGATGAAAATTAAATTAGGATCTGCAGTTACTAAGATTAAGGACTGGGATAAGGCAATGGCAAAGAAAATTCAGGATAAGTTTAACTTAACTGATTACCAAATGTTATGTCTTGCTTTCGTTAAAGGTTTTGTTATTGGAGCTGTTCTTCTATGAAGGGAGAATTATTATGTTTATTGAAAACATATTGTTACCGTAAAGGAGAATTTACTCTTTCTTCTGGTAAAACAAGTGAGCATTATGTAAATTGTAAACCAGTTAGTTTATCTGGTGTAGGTCTTAATATAATCAGTCAGTTATTTACACAGGAGTTATCTCCTTCTACACTAGCAGTAGGTGGTTTAACTCTTGGTGCTGATCCATTAGTAGCAGGTGTTGCTATGACTGCTGGTGTTGATGGTTTAATTGTTCGTAAAGAACCAAAAGGACATGGAACTCAAGCATGGATTGAAGGACCAGCATTACCTTTAAATACAGAAGTAACCGTATTAGAAGATGTGATTACAACAGGTGGATCTGCTATTAAAGCAGTAGAAAAACTTCGTGATGCTGGATATACAGTGAGTGAGATTATTACTATTGTTGATAGACAAGAAGATGGCGAGGCAGATATTAAGATGAAAGACGCAAATATAAAACTTAAGAGTCTATTCACTATTGCCGACCTTGCTAAATAGAACTGTAGCAAAACGTATGATTATTCGTGGCAACTAAGAAGATATCTCAGTTAGAAACAATATCAGACTCCAATTTATCGGGTGAAGCTATTTTACCTGTTGTGGTGTCTGACCCATTGATTCCTAACAGGAAAGCAAAAGTTAATCAATTGATGAAAGGCGTGAGTCAGGGGTCTAAAGCTGCTCCTGGTCTATGCTTTGATTTGGACAGAGACACTGGATTGTATCAAGATGCATATAATCAAATAGGTGTTGCTTTTGGTGATGGTGGATTATATGCCACTCGTCTTGATAATGGTAATGATAGTACATCATTGTATATTACTGCTGTTGATGACGTTGTTAATAATACTGATATAGTTTTTGCTCCAAAAGGTACTGGATCTGTTAAGATAACAGGTCAGTTTTTGATTGAGGATTCTTCATTTGTACTAGAAGATTCTCAAGGTCCAAAGGTTAGATTTGAAGTAGGTAATGTTGGTACTGGTACTGCTACCAGATTAATGACATTCCCTCAAATTACTGTTGGTAATGGTACAACATTACTTGGTGATAATACTACTCAAACGTTAACAAATAAAACTATCCTTATTGATGAGGATAATTTTGTTCTTGTTGATGGTACTGAAGAAGCAATTTTCCAGATTAACTGGCCAACAACGTCAGGAACTAGAAGATCTTATTTCTTACCTGATGCTGGTGCTGTAACAACTGGTAATGAACCTACTGCTACTTCATCAACTTTACTTGATACTAAAGCAGAGCAAACTGTTCTTAATAAAACTTTAGTTACTCCTAAATTTGCTGCTAATGCTGATGATACAACAAACTGGGTTCAGTGGAATACTTCAGCATTAAGTGCAAATAGAACTCTTACTGTTCCAGATCAAAGTTTAACTTTAGTTGGTACAGAATCAACTCAAAGTCTTACTAACAAAACTGTTGGTGGTTTGATTGTTGCAGATACTACAGATCCTACTAAGAGATTCTTATTTGATATATCAAATAGTAATGCTTTAACTATTGAGACTATTGAGTTTCCCCCAACTGGGATACTAAATAATGATGGTGCAAATAGCACCATAGTAACTGAGTTAGCAACTCAAGATCTAAGGAATAAAACCATTTATGGTGGTAAATTTAGACAAGTTGGTTCATCTGGTGAAGTTACTGTTAGTGTAGATAACATCACTGCTAATAGGGTAATTAGATTCCCTGATGCTGATGCTACTCTACTATCTACTGAAAACGTCACTGTTGATGATGTTACCTTTGGTGCTGGTCTCGCTGCAGCAAACCTAACTTCACGAACAAGACTACAACAATTTTTCTACGCAGGATTTTAATTAATAGCTATGGCAGATCAAGGAATTTTAGCACAATCTAAACCAGGTGCGAATACAAATACTGTTTTATATTCATCTCCAGTTGATAAATCTGCAAGCACAGTGTTGACTGTAGCGAATGATGGAACTGGGTCTGCATATAAGGTTGGTATAAAAGGTTGGGATCAAAAATTACAATTAGCAGCATCAACTTACAAGTTGCATAAAGGTGATACTATCACTGGTTATCAAGTAACTGTTAACAATGCAATGTCATCAACAACAGGTTTGACTGGTGGTACTGTTATTACAAGTGATGATTCCGAAAAGAGTATGATTTTTGAATCATTTAATGTACCCGATATAACTACTTGGTATGTTAAGGTTGCATCAATAAGACAAGTAACATTAGAATCTGTTACTGGTACTTTTGCTACAGGTTCTACAGCAACTAAAGGAAGTGGTAGTGATACTACAACTGCAACAGTTTATGGTGTTGTTGGAACTATCGTTTATATTGGTCCTTCAACTATAAATGGATCTGGTTCAGAATTTGCAGATGGTGATTCTATAACTGCTGGTGGTGCTTCTGGTACTATTTCATCTGGTGGTATTGGTGCTGCAAGTAATGATTTTATACTTTCAACTACAACTGCTGGTGGTACATATAGTTTATTCTTTGGGGATCCTTTAGAAGCATTTACTGATCGTACATATAGATTTGATGTTTCTGATGCAACTATGAGTGGTAGGGATTTTAAGATATCTACAACTGCTAATGGAGAGTGGGGACCAGATGGTATTGCTGGTAACGCTGATGATGGTGCTGAGTATACTACTGGTAAAACTACCAATGGTACTGCTGGATCAGGTGGTGCTTATGTACAATATGATTGGACTGCTGGATCTAACTTAACTGTTATGTATTTCTATGATGGAGGTACAGGTACTGCTGCTAATAATGTTTATGGTGGTGCTGATAGATCAATTACTATGTCTAGTAATTTTACATATTTGACTTTTAATGCATATAATATTTCAGGAACTTGGGTTAATAGTTCCGATTCATTTACTCAATCAGGAAGTACATTTACTGTAACTGCTCAGAGTGCTGGTCCTTATGGATATGTTAAAGAATATGATGGAACAACTTTGTATGTAACAAAGGGACCAGGATCACAAGATTTTGCTGCTAGTGATACATTTAAGGATTTACCTTTAAATGAACAAAGTTCAAGAACTACTTGTACAGTTAGTTCCGAATTAACTGCTGTTACAGCTCTTGAAGATCAGCAATATATTGTTAATGGTGTTACCAATGGTAATAATGAAGTAGATAGAATTACTTCATTAGTCGTTGGACCTGGTGAGTCTGTAGTTATTAATAGTACTACTGCTAATAACTCATTCAGTCTCGTTGGTTTTGAAGACAATTCTACTGCATTTAGCACAAGAGTCTTCGCAGCACTCACTCCATGATCTAATAAATAACCATATAGGAATAGCGTATAAGTAATGTCATTAACTAGGTTAAAGAATATTATTACGTCCAGAACTGGACGTATTATCTACGTAAACCCTGACGATTTCGATGCATCTGATGCTATTGATAACAGGGGTAACTCGGCATTACGTCCGTTTAAGAGTTTGCAACGTGCTTTCCTAGAGGTGGCAAGGTTCTCATATAGAGTCGGTTTAAGTAATGACGAATTTGACGCATTTTCAATTTACTTATATCCAGCAGTATATCAAATAGATAACAGACCTGGCGATATTCTTTATACAAACGTTGCACCTATTGATGAAAACTCTAACCTAGACTTAACATCTCCTAATAATGTACTCTACAAATACAATTCAATCGAAGGTGGATGTATAGTTCCCAGAGGTTGTTCTGTTGTTGGTAGTGACCTCAGAAGAACGAAAATAATTCCAAAGTATGTTCCATATCCCACAACATACCCTGCTAAGGGTATAAACACAGAAGCACAAGTACCTGCAAGAACAGCAATCTTTAAAGTAACTGGTGGTACTTACTTCTGGCAATTCTCATTCTTTGATGGTGCAGAAGAAGGTGTATATTTTAAATCAGATAGTGTAGAAACATTACCACCTAAGTATTCACACCATAGACTTACATGTTTTGAGTTTGCTGATGGTTTAAATACATTATCACAACTTATTGCTAATGGGACGGTTCCTAATGCAGATTATTCTGCTGTTCCAAATATTCTAGACAGAACAGACTTAGACATATATTATCAGAAGATATCTAAAGCATTCGCAACTATTCCTGATACTTCTGGAGATCCAGCAACTGACCAGATTCAGGCAAGGGTTGAGGAAAACAGAATTGTTGGTCCTATTTCTGATGAATATAGAGTCCTACAGATTACAAGAAACGGTCAAACTGCAACTGCTGTTACTGTTGATGAGTTTGATAACCCAAGAGATCATGGATTCTCTGTTGGTGTTAATATCAATGTATCTGGTGTTAGTGGATCAACTGGACCACAGTCAGAACTAGATTCTGGTATCTATAATGGTTCATTTACTGTAACATCTGCATCTGGTAATGTATTCACTTATCAAATGTCAGCAGAACCTTCAGGTAATGCTGTTGGATCAAATATTGCGGTTAAGACAGAGATTGATACTGTTGACTCAGCATCACCTTATGCTTTCAACCTATCACTAAGAAGTGTGTGGGGTATGAATGGTATGAACGCTGACGGTGCTAAGGCAACTGGTTTCAAATCAATGGTTGTGGCACAGTTTACTGGATTATCACTACAGAAAGATGACAGAGCATTTGTAAGATATAATCAATCAACTGGTAATTATGATGTAGCAACTGCTGGAGATGGTGCTCACTTAGATGGTTTTGCTGAATACCGTAAAGGATGGGGTCATAGACACATTGTTGCTGCGAATGATGCTTTCATTCAGGCGGTCTCGGTGTTCGCTGTTGGATATTTTGGTCATTTCACTGCTGAAAGCGGTGCTGACATGTCAATTACCAACTCCAACTCTAACTTTGGTAACATTGCATTAAGATCTGCTGGATTTAAGAAGAAAGCATTCTCTAAAGATAAGGCAGGTTCATTAACTCACGTTATACCACCTAAAGCACTCAACGTTATTTCGACAAGTGCTACAGGAACTAATGCTGGTGCTAATATTACACTAGCAAATGATGGTTCTGTTAATGGTGTCATTGAAGGAATGACAGTTCATGGAAATGGTATTGGTATAGGGGCAACTGTTGGATCTGTTAATACAAATACTAGGGTTGTCACATTAACTGAAGTTAATACTGCTATTGTTGATGGTAATGTTATTTTTGGTGAAGAGACTTCTGTTAACTGGGTTAACATTGATATTAAGAGAACTAAAACAATTAACTCTGCATTAGCAGGACAGGGCGGTACTCCTGGAACAAGATTGTACCTATATGGATATGTTGTTGAAGCATCACCACCAACAACAAGAGTACAGGGTTATACAATCGGTGCTAGACAAGATGGTACTGGACTTGATGCAGTACCAGATAAAATTAATTGCTTACTTGTTGCTAATGGTGCAAATGAAGCAACAGTTCATTCTGTATCTATAGCACCTTATGGTCCTAGTGTTTCTGGTGTAGGTGCTGGTAATCCTGGATCTCCAATACAATTTGATAATCAAACCTATACTATAGGTGGAGTACCAGATACAGTTGGTGGTTGGTATCTTTCTGTAGATTCTGTTAATAACATGATCTATGATACATTATCAACTAATGCAACATATAATACTGTTAACTTTACACCAACTACATTCCTCAAGAGAATACCTGACCCAAGAGACTTACAAGATAGAACATATAGATTCCGTTTTGTAATTGATAAGGACAAGACTAATCCATTACCAAGAGATCCTCTATCTGGTTATGTATTACAACCATTGAATAGTGATACTACATCATATTCATTATCTAAGTGTTATTATGTTTATGATATTGAAGTAGTACAACCATTTGTTCGAGGTGTTGATGATGGTATCTATTATCTAACACTATTATGTGCATCTATTGCACCTTCAACTTCTAACTTTAATGATAGGAAGTTCTCTCAGAATGTTAATGAAGTATATCCTACATTTGACAGAGATAATCCACTTGCTGATCCAGATCCTGCTATATCTGTTGCTGATAACCAAATTATTGGTTTAGTTAATGCAACTGATGGTGCAACTCCAACTCCTAATTTAGATCCTCAAAGAAGTATTACTAAAGAAGCAACGGAGTTCTTACTAGCAGACACAGGTTGGACACAACCAGGTACTACACCTAACTTTGACTCAGTTAATGGTAGGTTATCTAACACAGAATTAACTGCTCGTGCTGGTGATGAGGAAGTAAGAAAGATTAAGATAAGACAGAATAATGATGGTACGGTAGCACCAATAGCAGTAGAGTTTAGACGACACTCAATTCTAAGATCAGGTAACCATACGTTTGAATACCTTGGTTTTGGTCCAGGTAACTACTCAACTGCGTTCCCTCAGACACAGGTTGAGACTCTTACACAGAACCAAGTTAGGTTCTCTCAGAGTATTAAAGAAGAAGCAGGAGTTGCTTTCTATTCAGGTCTTAACTCAAATGGTGACCTATTCATTGGTAACCAGGTTATTAACCCTGTTACTGGTCAGATCACTAACGAAGATATTGCACAGTTGAATGTTGTTGGTGAAGAGAATACTACTATTGAAACATTCTCTGAGTTGGTTATAACTGATAAAATAACTGTAATTGGTGGAGCATCTAACCAGTTAGAATCTATATTCGCTGGTCCTGTTACTTTCCAAGGACAGACAACGTTTACTGATAACTTATCTGCTAAGAAGATTTCATACTTCAACCAAGATGGTACAGTTATTAAGCAGACTCTACTAGCACCAGAGCTAGCAACTGGACAACCAGATTTCTCTAACATAACAGGATATGATACTCCTGCTGATGGTGACTTAGTTTATAATATAAACTGGGTTCCAGGTAAATCACTTGGATGGATTCGTTATGCTCAAGAGTGGAGAGAGTTTGGTCTAACTGATACTGGTATTATAGATATTTCTACCTTTAGTAATACTCAAAACATTGGTATTGGTAAGACAGCAACTGCTGATTTTAGGGTTGATGTTTTAGGTAGTGCTAAGATTGATGGTGACTTAGTTGTAACTGGTCGAGGTGGTGTTGCATCTGATAAGTATATTACTAGATCATATACTGGTGATGGATCAACATTAACATTTGCACTTACAACTTATCAAGCAGGTATACAACATACTGATGACTCAATATTAGTATTCTTGAATGGTGTAGCACAGATAGCAGGTACAAACTATACTGTTGATTCTCTTGGTGCAAATATTGTATTCAGTTCAGGTGATGCACCATTGAATACAGATACAGTTCATGTTTTAGAATTACCTATCTAAATAGTACAGGAGTTGGAGACATCTTATGGCAGTTTCAAGAATTAGTGGAAATCAGATATCGACTTCCACAGAAGCAATTATCACCACACTTAGTTTTTTAAACACCAATAGTGTTTTCAGATTACCTTCTGGTAATATAGCACAAAGACCTGTTGGTGTTGTTGCTGGTACTTTAAGATATAATAGTGAGATAGATAACGCAGAGATATATGTTAACGATGATGGTACTGGTTCTGCTGGATGGGCTCCAGTTGCAGGTGGTGGTCCTGCATTAGGAGAAGAGAGTGTTATAAGAACTAATCATAATATAATTTCAGAAAATATTACTGTAGGTCCAACAGCAAATAATGATGCTAAATTTACAAATGGATTTACTGCTGGTCCTGTAACTATTGCAAATGGTTATACAGTTACTATTGAAAATGGAGCAGCATGGAGTGTAATCTAAATGACAAGCGAACTCAAAGTAGCAGCATTACAGGGTAATTCTCCTAATTTTAAAATTAATTTAGCTAATGATAGTACCTTAAAGTTAGAAAGTGATTTAAGGTTACAGAATCAATCATATTTACCTCTTCCTGGTGGTGATCCAGAACAGAATGTCTATGCTAGACCACAAGACCCTGTTTATGGGTCTGTTTTTATGAATACTAGAACAGGTAAGTTAGAATATTGGAAGCATGGTGGTAAAGGAGGTTGGGGATATATTGTAAGTAGTAGTGGAGATGGAGAAGAAGGAGCAGGTGATTTCTTATATCCTTGGGAAGTAAATGCAAGTTTTACTTTCACTTCTGGTGGTAGAGGAGGTAGTCAAAATGATACTCACACAGCATATTCTATTAATCAGTTAAGAAGTCAGACTCCTTATAGTGGTGCACAGTGGGCAACCGAATACTTAACTACACCATCATATGATGGTGTGTTGCAATGGACTATACCTGGAACTGGTGTATGGGAGTTTGAAGTTGCTGGAGCAAGAGGAGGTATCTCTCAGGGTTATGGTGGTAATAGACAACCTGGATATGGATATACTAATAAGGCATCGTTTACTTTAAATAAGAATGACAATATAATGATCGTTGTAGGTCAGCAAGGTGCTAACAACCAGAACGGTGGTGGTGGAGGAGGATCATTTGTATTTGAAAATAGAAATGACCAATACCCTCTTATGGCAGCAGGTGGAGGAGGAGGTGCAGGATATAATAGTAGTGATGGATATAATTCTTCAAGTAGTCAGTCTGGTGGATCTGTAGGAAATTGTGGAACATCTGGTGGATCATCTGGTGGAACTGGTGGAGATGCTTATGGTAATGGTGGTGCAGGTGGTGGTTGGAATAATTATGGTAATACTGGTAGTGATGGTGGAAATAATAATCAAAACTTTAGGGGTAAGAGAGCAACTTCAAGAGGTGGATTTGGTATGGGTGGCGGTGGTCAAGGTGGTGACAACGGTGGAGGCGGTGGTGGAGGATACTCTGGCGGTGCTTCTGGTTGTGACGGAGGTAATGGTTGGGGTGGAGGCGGTGGCGGTTCCTATATGTGGACTGGTAACCCCAAGTATGCAGGATCGTCATCAAACATAGGATTAAATACTGGATCTACAGGTGGAGGGACTGGATGGGGATATGTTAAAGTAACACTTAAGTCTGTTTAAAATTATAAATATATAATGATAGGTAATAGATGGAGTTATGAGTAATCTCAACGTAGATACCGTTACAGCAGCGAACGTACAAGCATCAGGGATGGTATCCGCTAATACCGCTTTGAAAGCACCAAATTATGCGGATGCTGGAAAACCTGCTAGTGCTGATCCAGGAGTGATAATTTATAATACAACTGGACAGGATGTTGAGTTGTGGAAAGGTAGTTCTTGGTTGAGTCTTGGTGCTGGTAACATGAGAACGTGGTCAGGAGAAGAAGGAAGACCAACGTCACCATCTACAGGACAATTTGGTTTTAATATAACAACAGGGCAAGCAGAAATTTTTAACGGAAGTGATTGGGTAACATTTGGTTCTAATGCTTCTGAGGGTGCTAGTGGTCTATTTGAGTTCTCATCATTTACTTTCCTTTCTATTGTAAGTAGAGGAAGTAGGCAAGGTCCAAACTCTTCACAGATGAGTTCAGCATATAGTGGCGAAACATGGAATGATGGTACTAATTTTAAGCAAGGAGATTATCAGGGTTATCAAGTATGGACAGTACCTGAAGATGGAACTTATACTATTGAAGCAGGTGGAGCAAAAGGTGGTAGAGATTTAAACTACGGTCAGACAAACCTATGGGGTGCTAAAATTAGTGGTCAGTTTACTTTAACTAAGGGAACTGAACTCTCTATGGTTGTTGGTGTTGGTGGTGGTCAATATTATTCTCCTCATGGTAATGAAGCAGGAGGAGGTGGAGGATCATTTGTTGTTAATAAGTCAGCAAGTTCTCCATTGCTTATTGCTGGTGGTGGAGGAGGTAGTGCTTCTAATACTCATGGATGGTCTTGTGGTAGAAGTACATCAACTGGACAAGGACAATCTGGTGAGTATGGTGGTCGTTATGGTTGTTATTATGACCCATCTCAAGCAACTGCTGGATATGGTGGAAATACTCAAGGTGGATATCATGGCGGTGGTGGTGGAGGATATTATACTGGTGGTCAGAATGGAGGAGGACATTGCTGTACAGCGTACGGTGGTCAGGGATATAATAACGGTATGGTAGGTGGAACTGGTAACTGCTGTTATGGTAGTGCTGGTTCTGGTGAAGGATATAATTATGGAGGATTCGGAGGAGGTGGCGGTGGTCAACTCTCTGGACCAGGTGCTGGAGGAGGTTGGACTGGTGGTCATACTGCTGGTCAGTGGTCTTCAGGTTCTACTCATGGTGGAGGTGGTGGATCATATAACCAAGGATCTTCTACTAATAACCAAGCAGGTGGTAACTCAGGATCTGATGGTGGTACATATGCTGGTGCAGGATATATTAAAATAACTAAACAATAAATTATGGAGTTGATGTATGGTAATTCAATTTAATAATGGTCTGAAATGGAGAGGTAATGAAAATTACAATCCATTTTCAAATGAAGGATTAGTACAAAAAAGAATGGCAATCTGTAAGGAATGTCCTAGTTTCATTAAGATGACTGCACAATGTAAAAAGTGTGGGTGTTTTATGAAAGTCAAGACAAGAATGAAAGATGCTAAATGTCCCATTGACAAATGGTGATAAATACAAAGAGGATATATTATTGATATGACACCTACTGAAATAAAAGAAAAAATCGCTAAACTTGATTCAACTATTGCTGAATTAAAGTTACAACTATCTAAAGCAGAAGATCATGTTAAACAACTGCATCTTCTTGAAGCAGACATGCTAATCACTAAAGATATTGAAACTGGTGTTCATGCAGCAGCACAACTCAATAGAGAAGTGAATGAAGGTCTTGAAGAAACTAAGGGGATAGTAGAATACCCTGAAGGCGATAAGACTGCTGAAGTTCAAGCACAAGTCGAAAACAAAGATTAACTGATGGCTAAAGTTACCACTCACAAAATATCAGGTATTGGTGCTACATTAGGACAGGTTAGTGTTAGTGCTGGTCATACATTAGAGGTAGATGGTATTGTAGATCTAACTCATTGTTCGTCACAAGCATTACAGTTACCAACAGGAACTACAGCACAACGTCCAAGTCCTGCATATACAGGATATCTCAGATGGAATACTGACACTGATTCAGAGACAGGTAGCACAATAGGTTTAGAATTTTATGATGGTACTGATTGGCAGTTATATAATACAGCAATACCAGAAGAGGAAGAAGATGATTCAGGTGGTGGTGGATCAGGTGGTGGTTCTGGTACATTAGGTACTGCTGCAAATCCTGCGGTCAATGCTAAAGAGATATATGATGCAGGTGGTCGTACCAGTGGATACTATTATATTAATGGTGGTTCTGGAACAGCAAGAGTATTTTATTGTATACTCTCCTCAAGTTGGGGAGGTGGTGGAGGATGGATGGTTATTGCAAACCATGACGCAGCAAAATATCCAAATCAAGGACATCAACCAAGACCAACAGCATATAGTCCCTATGTTGGAGGAGATAATGGTGTAAGTGAATCTGGATTAAAACCTGAATATAGTTTCAGTTGTGATATGACTAATGTACCTTATACAAAGGTAATGCACTTCTGTTATGATAATTCTAATATGTCAACTCCTAGTACAAGTAACTGGTTAGGTAATCCAATAATATACTGGTATAGTTCATTTAGTAGCAATCAAACTATTCCTTCAGGAACGCAAGCATGGTCGCAAACATTTAATAGTACAGGACAATCATTGACATGGGGTGGTACTACCATGAATAGAAGGCATGAGTATGGAAACTATAGTGGTAACTATGATTGTGAAGGTTGGGGTGTTATGTATGATCGAAATAGTAGTACTCCAAGAGTAAATGGATCTGGTGGTTCTTCTCAGAATTATCCATTGTATATTGGTACATGGCAATATAATAGTTACAATCCTTGCTATGAAACTATGTCATGGTGTGATACCAGTAATAATGGTTATGATGACTGGCAAGATGGATCAGGACAGAGTAACCAGTGGTACATAGAACAGACTGGTGGTAAAGGGAACGCCCAAGGAAAACCTTCAATGTTGGTGGTGCAGTAACATGAGCATTATTAGATTCGAGGAATTATATGGACCTGAATTTTCGGATATGGAAATTCGGATGGATGGTCAAGATCATCTTAATGTATTTGGTGAGTTTAAGATGGGGTCAATGGGTCAGTTATGTTTACCATCTGGCACAACAGGACAACGACCAACAAATCCTCAAGTTGGGATGATAAGAATTAATGAAACCTTACTTGCTATAGAAGTATATGATGGTGAGGCATGGATACCAATAGCATCTCCTCAAGGAAGCACTGCTGGTTCTGGAACAACAACTGACACAGGTCAGGAACAATGGACATCCGCAGGAACATTCTCATGGACATGTCCTGATAATGTATATGATGTATGTGTTGTTTGTGTTGGTGGTGGAGGTGGTTCAACTAGAGATGAACAAGGTGCAGGTGGTGGTGCTGGTTTAGGATGGGCAAATGGTATAGCAGTAACACCAGGTGAGAGTTATACTGTAGTTGTTGGAGCAAAAGGAACACCAGCATCACCAGGAAATTATGCTGGTAATGGTGGAACTTCATATTTTATAGACGCTAACACTGTGTATGGTGGAGGTGGAGGTGGAACTGGTAGAGATAGAAATGGTTCTGCTAGTAGACCAGGTTACGGTGGTCAAGGTGGAGGATATGGTGGATCTGGTGGTACTACTAGAGGTGGTGGATATGGTGGAGATGGTGGAGATGGTAATAGAAGTAGTTTAAGTGATACAGGACAATCTTGTGGTGCTGGTGGTGCTGCTGGATATACAGGAAATGGTGGTAGAGGAGGAGATTATAATTCAGACAACGCAACCAATGGAGCAGGTGGTGGCGGTGGAGGTGGTCGTACAAATATAGGTAATAATGAAGCATATGGTGGAGGTGGAGGAGGTGTAGGTCTCCTCGGTCAAGGTAGTAATGGTAGTAGAGGTGATACTAGCAACGGTGGTGCTGGTCGTGGTGGATCTGGTGGTAGTGATGGTCAAGGAAACCCAAGTAGTGACCCAGATGTTCCAGGTGGTAATTATGGTGGTGGTGCTGGATCAAACGACTCATATGGATCATATGGTGGTATTGGTGGAGTAAGAGTTATTTGGGGTCAAGGTCGAGAGTTCCCATCAACTAATA